GGTGGGCGTAGAGCACCGAGGTCTCTACGGGCAGCATCGAGCAAGTTCATTCCTGTATTCGTTGCTGTCGGAGGTGCATACTTGTCTGTGGTGACAAGATCAAAAGCCACTCATGTGTTGGTGCATGTTGAATATGACACGTCTACGTGGTACGGATTGACCATGCTAAATGTGGGTCAGGGGTCTGTACGTCTATACAGTCAACGTCTAGGTGACGTGCGCCTATACTACCTTGACGTGAACACCAATGTAGATACCTTGCCACCGGAAATACGTCAAGCAGTTTCAGCTGCTTACTCACAGGTAGACGGCTACGATTTCACGAAGAACAACAAGGCGCAAATGATACGTCGGCTATTCGCTACAAAACCCCGAGATGTGCGTGAGCTCAAGGTCATAGAACCAGGCCTATTTGACCGTGCTGCTGTGAGTGGTGAACATCACACTCACTTACGACCTGAAGAAATCTGGGACATAGCTAAGCGTGACGATACACGACGTGAATTGTTCAGCGCGATGATAGAGAATCTTAAGTTAATGAAGGGGGTCACAGAAGCTTTCGCGTCTTCAGCCTTACTATATGTAGTTGTGGCGGGGTTGACGCAGGCCAGAATCGTGACTTTCAGCTCTTACTTATGGACAGACGACTTATCAACGACGATGGATCGGCTTAAAGAAGTATCCATCAAGATGAAAGCGCTACATTCTCGTGACATGTTAGACCTCACTGAGCTGTTCGAGCTGAACACGCTTGTAAACCGGGGTTACGGAGCTGTGAACTGGCAGACTGAGAGGGAACACAGGTTGAACCCGGATGTGATTGACGTCAAACCAGAAACTGTGTATGCGAAAGCAGTGTCTGTATTCAACATGGGTGTCAGGCATGGCTTCAAGTATAAACGCATGAGCTTGCGTGACTTCGCTGCAGCACGCTGGGAATGGTCTCCTGCTGGTAGTGTACACTCTCAACACGCAGCTGATGAGAAATACATAAACAGGGACAGCTACAGGTACAGGACTAAGTTCGTAACGTTGAACAGCATGCCCATAGAACACGTAGAACAGATGTTTGCTAGAAAGCCAGCCATACGCGCTTGGGCGTCAACGAAGTATGAATGGGGCAAAGAGCGAGCCATATATGGAGTTGACCTGACGTCAGCAACCGTAGCCCACTTCGCAATGTTCAACTGTGAAGAAGTGTTGAAGCACAGGTTCCCGGTTGGTGAAGATGCGGAGGCAGGGAGGGTACACAAGAGGCTAAAGGCGATGTTAGAAGGCTGTGACTCGTTTTGTTATGACTTCGATGACTTCAATGCTCAACATTCTACGTCAAGTATGATAGCTGTAATCAAAGCGTATAGAGACGTGTTCGCGCCGGCAATGACAGAGGAGCAACTAGCGGCCATGAACTGGATTCTAGACAGTTATATGGACATCATGGTTTATCCGCTGCAAGATGGTCCCTACAGACCAAATGGAACACTGTTGTCTGGCTCCCGATTGACTACTTTCATCAACACGGTGCTTAATTATGTGTACATGGATATAGCGGGTGTGTTCGAACACCCTGACGTGGTAGACTCGGTACATAACGGGGATGACGTACTGATTGCAATCCGAAGTGTGAAGGCAGCCATCGACGTACATGACAGAATGGCAGACATCAACGCACGAGCTCAACCTGCGAAATGTAACATACTATCTGTAGGCGAGTTCTTGCGGGTAGAGCACAAAATAGAGATGTCCGACGGATTAGGTTCCCAGTATTTGTCACGGGCATGTGCGACAGCAGTACACTCACGGATAGAGTCACAGATGCCTGTAAGGGCATTGGACGCTGTATCAGCTACGGTAACCAGGATGGGTGAGTTAAAGCGACGGGCCCCAGCAGCAACAGATCAAATAGACCTACTCACCATAAAAATCTTCAAGCACCTGTCTATTGTATTCAAGACGCCATACGATAAGTTAGCAATCGCCGCATCGGCACATAATGTCGTGGGTGGCTGTAATGACGATAGGTGGGCACCGGTAGAGTGGAAGGTGCGGGAGGTGATACCATATCACCTGAGAGAGGATGAAGAATCATCGTCTGTCGAACAGGCTGTAGTACCCGGTTGCCGGGACTATGCCGCTTTAATGGAACGAAGACTGAACGGAGTAATACCCTTCAACAAGATACATCAAAGTGTATCTAGAGCTACGCGGGCTCAACTTGCCATAACGCGGGAATCGAAACTAGTATTAGATGACGTTTCTGCACAAGTCAAGTATAAGTATGCGCGTGCTCTGAAGGGTATGTACAAAGGGATAGTCAAACTGCCATTCATAGCGAGAGCTAGGTTCTTAGGTTTACCGCCTATAGCCCTGGCGAGTCAAGCCCAGATCTCTAAACTCATGAGATTAACTTCATCAGTGAGTGATGTGGCCTGGACCTTGAAAGTATTGCTATGAAGACATGAAAAATGGGC